TTCGTCGTCATTTTTTAATATGTATTTTTTCAGTTTTTTAATGTTTATAGGTTTAACATTTTTTCTCATAATACCCAATTTGTGAAATTCGTGTCTTTTGACGGATGAGTGTCGTCGTTTGTGTTTGATGTATATTCAGGGAACAATGACGCGTTGTATGTCATGTAAGTAACGAAATGCGCTGTGTACCCCATTGCAATGTTTGTTTCTTTTTCTATCATGTAATCGATGTCTTCACGTGTCACAGTTTCGCCTGTTTCACTTGTTGGTCGATGTACACCCTTATTTGATATTTCAATCGATGCGTGAGGGAGGTATTCAACCATTGCCCAATGAATTAACATTTGTTTGACGTAATTATTCAATAATGATGTTTCATCTGCAGTCAAATCCGAATTGATAACACCCTCTTCCAATCGCGCTAACAAATCCGATCCTAAATAATTTTTCAAATGTATGTCTTGCGCAATTTCGATGAAATGCAACAATTTATCTTCGTCTAAATTACCCGACATTGATGTATATCGTTTAACGTCTTTTGTGGTTATTAATAATGCTTGTGCCATTGATTTTTATTTAGTAAGGTTTTTTGCTACCCACGCTGGATGATGACCTTCGAAAGGCATATCCTTTGGTGCGATTTTTGATAATTCGTCGACTTTAGGTTTGTTGGGCATCGAATCCACCTCTTTTGAAGATGACAATGCCTTATCGGGTTTGAACGTCCCATCGGTGTTTTGTTTCAATCGATATAATTGTTCCTTCCAATAATGCCCACATCGTACACCGCCCTTGTATTTTAACAATGAATAAGGCCTTCCCTTATGTCCGAATGATTGATTCACGCCTTGAAATGACGCCTGGTCGATGTCCTCTTTTCGATACATAACACCTCGGTCGGTACGCGCCATCATTTTTTTGCAAAAATCACGTGATTTTGTAGACGAATATTTTTGCGCGTATTGAAAACGAACCTTGTAAATATCGCGATCTAATTTTGATTCCTTATTTGCGTTTTGCGTGATAAATGATTTTATCGCTGACAATGACAATTTTTCAAGAAACGATTTTTTAGGGCGGATCAATCGGGCTGCCCACGCCTCATGTGATTCATTTTCCTCGTTGTATTCGCGTTCGTCGACCAATTCCCAATCTGTATTAGGTGCCTCACCCTCTAAACAATTTAATATGTTTTCGCCCTGTTCGTCCGTCATGTCAACTTGTTCGTCATGTTCGTTCAATCCTGTTTCACGTAATTTGTCATCACCTGATGCGTTTGTCGTGTCAATGAATTCTAATGGTTCCAATGTTTTGAAATACAAATCGAATGACATATCGTCCGATGCTAATATTTCATTCAACCCATCGATGAACTCGATTTGATACGGTTTGATTGTGAGGTTATCCATTAACAATGTCGCAGTTTTTATTTCGTCCGCATTATTGCCCAATCCCCCACCTGAATCACGTATTCCTAATAACATCGGGGACGTGACGCGATGACCTACGATTAATTTGTTGAAACATTCGTCTGATAAATATTGATAATGGTCGGGCGCATTGTCTAGCGGGATTGATTCCACTGTAGTCGAATTTTCATTTGAATTGTTAAATGATACAACAACTTTTTGACCTGTCGCGCCTGTCAATTTGCGTTTTATTTCGTCTGCAGTTTTCTTGCGTTTCTTTTCGTCGGTTATCAATCCATTATTGAAGTTCACGACCTTTGTGCCGCTGAACCCATTTTTCACGTCGTTAATTAAAAAATCTGCGATGTCCTCTTCTAAAACAGCGTAAGGCAACGCGCCCTTGTAATCGACCGGGCGAAAGTAATCGAATCCTGCGACGTACCGCGAAAAGACGTATATTTCATTCGCGTCATGTGTTTCTTTCGTACCAAACGCGGTGATTCGTTTAGGTTCATCAGACGGTTTTATGTTCGGCCAATCGTGGTGATAATACCATGCATTTATAACGCCTTCATCGTCCATGATTTCAGGTCGTAAATGTTGCATCGGAAAATGGGTAATTGATTTGATTTTTCCTTTGTCACGCGTGATTTGTAACGCGCCCATGCCTAAACATTTTCTATCGTAAATAACACGTTTCAAATCTTCATTTGATAATATCGTTTTGAATCGCGCCCATTCGTCAGCACGTCGAAATGCATTCATCGCCGCCAATCCCTTTCCGTATATCATTTGACTGATGCCCGTGATTATAGACCCGTTCGTTGGGGAATTATTCGCGCGGTCGATTAAATACTGAAAATAATCATTGTCGTATTCGCCTGCTGCGTCACTGTATTCGACCCATTCACGTCGTTTGTTTTCCTCAATAACAGGCGTTGTATAGGCTGATAAATTAATTACGTGATTTGTATTTTCTATCATAATATAATGTAGTCGTTTGTAGATGTTCGTTCTGTGTATTCACCGTCATGTAATGAATACGTAGTTTGATTCGTGCATAATGCAAAACCTCGATATATTTCGACCGCGTCATAACCACATGAAATTGTGTACGTATGACCCTCGATTAAATCAGGCATCGCAATTGACATTTGATTGTAATATCTATCGATTGTCCAAGTCCCGTTGTAAGTGAACGTTTCCTTCGTTGTTTTATCGGTGAATGATATAAACCCTGCACCGTCGCGTAGTTCTCGCGGTATAATCGTTAGGGTTTGAGCATCGTCTGAATCTTGTATAATGTGCATAGTAATATAACAGTTGAATCGTGTATTCGTAAAAAAAAAGGCTACATCGTGATGACATAGCCTTTTTATTAATTGTAATGAATTATTTATACGCCTTCGACTACAGTCGTATTGACTGCATCGTCAATGATTGTAGGGTCAACGAATGATGCCATCGAACCTTCCATTCCTGTCCATGTCAATGTATATCCATTGAAATCCCCCATCGCTGTACCTACAGTCGTGTTGACTGAAATTGATACCCCGTTTTCTAAACCTGACAACAAAATGTTTCCGTTGTAATCTTCGATAAATACGAGCGGCGTTCCATGAGTTGCAATTCGTAATTCTTTGTGAGAACCTACGTCTTGTTTTTTCAATTGCAAGGATCCTGATTGATTCCAAAATGATGTCCCGTTTTCACGTGATTTTTCATTTGTTTCATCATAAGAATTCGTGCCTAACCTCACATCGTATTTGTACAATGTCAATAATGACGCAAAGGCAGTTATTTGGTCGTTAGCATCGAATGTCGCTGTCGTTTCCAAACCTGCGGTATAATTTGCGAAATACACAGATTTAATTCCACCGTTTTGTTCATCACAAGGTTCTAATCTTCCTAAACTTATATCACACATATTTTGATTTTTGTTTTAGACCTTGTAGGGCGCAATGTCGCATTGATGAAAAACATCGCGCCCCAGTTGGTTGAATTAATATTAGTTAGCGGCGTTAACGATTCCGTATGTTACGATATCTTCTACAACACCATATTGTACACCTGCAGTGAATCGCATTACGATTCTCACATTGTCATCACCTAATGTTGCTGACGTGTCAATCACCTTTACTTCATTGTGGTCGGACATCAATCCGGTACCGAAGAAAAAGTTAGACGAACGACCTGCAATCATTACGTTTGAGGTCATTCCCGGACAAACGATTAAATTTATGCCCTGGAAATTCATTTCCGTTTTGTCAACGTTGTATAGATCACGGTAACCTAAAGCTGCCTGAGCGGCGATGTACGCTTTCGCGACATTCGTAGGAATACGTATTGCAAGGTCCTCGGCACCGTAAACAGCGTCAGGGATTGCAGCGACAACAAGATTCATTTGTGCGATTACATTCGCAGATGTCACAGTTGTACCTGTTACCTCCTGTGCAGCGGGTAAATTAGCATCAAGGGCAAGTAACGTTTCGAATCCGTCGAATTCACCTGACGTTCCAGTTGCACCTGACCAGATTGATATTTCATTATCGTTTGCTACTTTCGCGGCAATTAATCCGACAAGGTAATCTGCGAATTTCTTTGGTAAAACGTCATGAGCGCTGTACCCCATTGAAACTGCCTCCCAGGTATCGTGATAATCTTTTTTACATAAAATCGCATTGACCTGCAATTCTTTTGGAGTCAATATTCGTTCAACCTGTGTGAATGTACCTGTGTCGGTAAAATCACATGTTGCATCGGCTAAAAGTGATGCAGCGTCAAGACGAGATATTACATGTTTGTATTTGATGTTTGGAATTACTTCGACAGCACCGTTTTCAATTGATGCGGACGATAGTAACGCGGCGCTGATGTATTTATTAGCAAATTCACCTGCGTAAGTTGTGGTTATGTTGTTTGTAGTTGCCATGTATTATTTGTAAAGTTTAGCAAACACGCGATCTTTAGTCGTCATTCTTCGACCTGTTGCGTATTGTTTAATGTTAATTTGTTCTTTTTTCTCAGGCGAATGTTTGATGGGTTTTACCTCTTCTTTCATTTCAACCTTTTTTTCAACCGTTTCAACTTTCGTTTCAGACGTTTGAGGTTTTTGTGATGCTATCAATTCGTCAAAATATGATTTGATACCTTCGTTAATCATTTCTGAAAGTAACGTTTTTTGTTCGTCGCTAAATTCAACTTTGATTTCGTCTTTGGTGTCGTCTTTGATTTCATCTTTTTTCGCGTCAATTTTTTCATCTGCGAATTGAGTTTCTTTCACGACTGATTCAATCATTTTTTTCGCTTGAGTTTTCGTTTCGTCGGTTTTCAGATTTTCATCTTCGACAGGCGCTTCCGTTTCACCAATTGTTTTGATTATTCCCTCTGCATCGACGGTGAATTTCGTTCCGTCTTCTAAAATATAAGGACCTTCAGGTAATGCACCTTGAGCCCCATCTTCAGAAATTGCAAATGCAGGAAAACCAACCTCAAATGATTCAACCATTATTTTTACACCATTGTCAAGGGACATTTCTTCCAACTTGACTTCGATGTTAAATAACGCCTTAATTTGATTAAGTTTTTGTTTGTACATTCAATAAGTTATTTTTATTGTTAATTCTAGTTCTATAACAAATTTCGATAGTTCGCGTAAGTATTTTTTTTGATATCCTAACATCACTTGCGAAATTGCTATCGGTAAATCGCGGTATTTTTATGTCCTCTCGTACGTTAAAGCGTGTATGACGTCCAAGGCGACCATAATTCGTCACTTACTTGTTTTGTGCGTATTCGAATATGCGTGTATCCATTGAGTGCGAAAACCTGCGGTGAAGTCGCTGTTTCGTCGTTCTCAATTATTTCGGTCATGTTGTCAAATAAATAGAAATCGTCCGAGGATCCTTCGATATCGACGTAATGCAATCCGCTATCATACGACCATGTCAATGTATGATTTGCACCTGTAACGACTAACACATTGTAAGGCGTGTCGACAGATGGATTCAATGCAGTATTTTGGACTACGACCCATTCAGATTCCTCGAGATCCGAAACACGATATAATTTGATTCTGTAACCTGAATAATCATTTGAAAATGTCAACGTACCGTCTTCATCTGTATTCAATACCTCGACACCATCGACTGCGAAATCGCCTGTGTTACTGCCTTCGATAATGATTCCTATTTCAGGGAAATCCTCTGTGTCGTATAAATATGAGAAATTTACTTGACCTTCGCCTCGACCTAAATCTAAAAATATAGGGGATTCAGGCGCTCGCATTGCCTCTGCAGGTACCGGATCATTCGGTCGAATTTTATTCAATATGCGGTTATGAATCCACGAACCTATGCCTTGATTTTGAAAATCTCCCTTGCAACATTTCGTGCTATACGTACCGTTTTTACATAAACAACCTCGTGATGAATCGCCTGTGTTATTACTTTGCATCGTCGTCTTTTAATATGCGTAATATTTCATTATAAATGCGTTCATCTTCGGATTGTTCTTCGGATTGTTTTATTTGCATTTTGTCTGCAAAAAACCCTTCAATCGAAAAACCTGTTAATTCGCCCTTTAATGCCTTTTGATACGTTTCATCGTCTTCGCATTTCATCGAAACAATCCACGAACCTACAGGCGCATCAATTCCATGCATGCGTGATTTGTCGTGAATGTCATGTTCTTTTATCCATGTTTCTACGATTGTGTTACCTGACAATTTCGTTTTGTGTTCCTCGGTCGTTTCATTTTGATATGAATTTTTCTGAAATAATTCGCTAACGCGTGATATCGTTTCTTTTGAAAAAAATATGTAATAACCCTTGTCAGGATCCTTCGGGTCTTTTCTGAAAATAGGTTGTTCGGGGACTAATACCGCGCCCATCAATATTCGTCGTTTAGCGTCGACCTCCTGCATTTTATATTCCTTTTGTTCTGACAATGCAATGAAAGGCATTTTGATTGCAGGTTTGTACACTAACGATATAGCGTTCACGCCTGATTCTTGTTTAGTTTCGTCTAAAATTAATTCTATTAAATCCATATTATAATAACAATTTTCTGTTTTTGTTGTTTATATTGATGCGCTACGTATCGCGTCCTTATCCAATTGATCTGCAGTTTTCACGTCTTTGTGTACGACGTACGCTTTCATAGGTTTATTAACCTGACCATTGATTGCATCAGACAATTGATTTGTTCGTGAATCGCCTACGATATTGAAATTCGGTTGAGGTATCGAACCACCTGAAGGCATTGAACCACCTCGTGAAGGCGCACCGCCCCCGCCTTTCGGATTCGTTTTCATGATGTTTTTTACTTGCATGATACCTGCACCTACAGCAAGGCCTGCCTGCAAAAATGGATACGCAGGAAAAAACGTTGTAATAGGTGACGCAGACGCAGATTTAAACGCTGCATTTGCACCCTCGTATGTCGATATCGTCGCCTGTGCAATCGCGAATGCTTTATACGCCTTTGAACCTTGTTCCATTCCGTTCATTATCAATCCCAATCCGCGTTGTGCGATTTGAATTTTCGCGTCCATGATGTCGCCCTCGAGGGATTTTTTGTATTTCCCTGCCTCATCATACATGACTAATTCCTTATCAATCAAAGGTTGTAATTCATTCAAATATTCGTTGAATGATTCTAATTTTGCTTGGTCTTCGGATTTGATTCCACCAACCGCCTCGACCTTGGGACGTTTCATACCTTCACCGCCCGTTTCTGTAGGCGTATCAGGATTTTGTAATTTAAACATTTGAATCGATAAATCGACCGCCTTTCCTTTTGCGGATTCGATTGCGTCTTCGAGGTCCTTGATTTGTTTCATTCGTTCAAACGCCAAACCTGCAGCGTGCGTTTGTAAACCTGTCGTACCAAACAATTGAAATTTGATTGCCCCTACGATTTGGTCCCAATACCCCACCTCTTCGGATTTCAATTTCAACATCGCGAGCTGTTTTTCCAATAATTCCGTTTCGCGGTCGTTTTGTTCCTGCATGCGTTGGATTTGTGCGATCTGTTGCAATTCTAATTGTTCGTTTGATTCGCCTCGCAATCGATTTAATTCGCGTTGTTTTTCCATGGTCGACAATTCCGTTTCCAAAACGGCTGCAATTGCGCGCGTCGATTCTAATTGTCGTTCAAGATTTTTCGTTGTTTGAAATACGTAATCCTTGATTTCGTCCCAATATGCGACGACAAGACCTACTGCGACAACAAACGCACCAATACCTGTTGCGACAAGGGCTACACGCATCGCCTTTAAATTTCCATTGAACAATCCTGACGCCTCATATAATTCCTTGAATCGCGTTGCAAGGCCGCCCGTTAATTTATCCAATGTCGCAATCGCGCCACCGTTTTTTGTTACTTCGTCAACACCTACGCTTGCCTTTTTTGATTGTGTTTCAACCTCGTTAAACGATTTCGCTGTTTTGTTTAGTTCGTTGTTTAATTCGTCAATGTCACCGTCCTTTACCTGTACGTCAAGAATTACTGTTTCTTTCATTTCCTTTTGCGTTGTGTTTTTATTTTTCGATAATTCGATGTGAGATGATATTTACCCTTTGCGATGTCAATTCGTTCATTGATGCCGATGTAATCATCTGCCTGCAAGATGTGGACTAATAATTTAATCATATCATTTTGTGTATTAAATAAAATGGCGTTGACAATAATAACAACACGAATCGAGAGTATGGTACAAGGATCCCTTTTCCCAACAGTTCCATATCCCTTGCGTATTGGTAGTCAACTTTGCACTTATAACGCAACCAATCGAATCCTTTACGTTTCTTTAAGTTAACAATGTATTCGTAATCATGTATCATAGCGGATAAATCCAAATGGGGTATATCGCATAAATCCTTGACAATCGTCGCACCATCGAATTTCATTTTGTTTTTCATGAAATAATCATACGCAGTCATGTATCGTTCTGTGTCAATTCGTTTCATCGTCAACAATTCGAAAACGTCATGTCGTTTCATGCGCAAAAATGCGTCTGATAAAATAAAAAATTTAGGTCGTGAAAAAATCATTAATCGAAATTGTCGCTAAATAATGTTCGTATTTCTGTGTACAATGCAGAACGATCTGCGGTAATGTCTTGGTCAAATATGATGCAACCGTTCCAATGCCCGTTCGATAATTCTGTATTTCTAAATAATTGCGCCATGATTACAAAACCATCATTTTGATATCCTGTCGTGTATGTCGATGTACCATAATAATTTGAATCCGAATAATTGTTCTGAATTGCACTTGTCAATGATTTATCTGCAGCGACGTGTGCATGTGTGTGTAATCGATAAAAATAACCACCTGCGCCTACTGTTGAATATACTATGTTATTCGCCAATGTATCGTCACGTACCAAAGATATAAACCCACCTGTTAATTTTGAACAATAACCTACAACTCGTGAATTGTTTCCGTCAACACCCGTCGCACGTGATAAATTACACCAAGATATCATATTTTGTGAATTCGAATTTGTAGATATAAGGTCAAATATACCCCAATCATTCGTGTCCGCTAATTCGGGGATAGGCACGTATGACGTTTGATGCAACCACGATTGTGCGTCCCCAACTAAACCGACCATTCCGTTAGCGTCAGTGTCAACCACGCCTGCAGTAACGATGTGAGGTTGATAATTTGAATTGTTTTGTTTCAATGTATAATTCGAATCTATCGACGCATCGTCAGGCGTTTGAAAATATAATTCATTGACGACGACATCTGTACCTGATGACCAGGTTCCTAATGTTGTCGCGCTCGGTGTTGTTGCTGATGTTGTCGATATAAATGACGACGTGGATATTGTTCCTGAACCATCAAAAAATATGTATGCTGTCGCGTTGTCAGATGTTCGTCTTGTCCACATCGCCGCCGATGACCAACCTGTAGAAAATAATTCGTATGTTGACCACCCACCTAACGCGTCATCGAGTGTTAATGCAGCGGCGCCCGTTTCGAATCTTGAGGGGTTTAATAAATTACTCATATCGTTAATTTGTATCCGTAAAATGTTATTTTTAATCCTGCGCCCTTGACTGTTGAACCTACAGCATCGATGTCAATTGTCATTTCAGAATCGTCTGCAACTGCAGGTACAGAAATCACGAGTGGTGTTGCAGCGGTCGTCGATGTTTTTTCCGATGCGTCGATTGTTAATTTCGTACTCAACATTGTCACACCGTCATCGTTCACGTCGACTGTAATCGCGGAACCTGTAGGTGCAGTGACGACATTCGCACGAATATCTGTGCAATAAAAATCATGAGGCATACGAAATGTCAATTTTCCTGTGCCCGTTTCTAATGCGGTTGTTTCGTCGCCTACTGCGACCATAAACCAATCGTACAACAATTCCCCATTGTCGATTGCGTCTGCAATTTCTGTCCAATTCGCGTCAACCTCTGCAGCGGTTAATGATGAACCTTTTACTGAATATTTTGTTAATGATATTGCCATGTTATGTTTTTAAGGCGTTAATGATAATGTTATTGGGTCTGAGCACCAATAAGGTTCAGTTACGTAGTCAATTGCGTAACAATCCCCGCGCTCAATCGCGTATATTTCGGTTTCGTTTGTTAATCGTATCAATTCTAATTGTGCGTCACCTGTTTTGATGTTCGATTCAATTGATGAAATGTTATAAACGACATTGCCTATTTTTAATTTGTCATTCAATCGATAATACAACAAAAATTTAGGCGGTAAATTAGCATTGATTTTTTTCAATCGTGCGTTGGGCGAAAATATCCCCACCAAATGCGATCTGTAATACGTGTCAAACAATGAATTCACATTTTCTGTCGCGTCGGCCTCAAGTATCGTCCATTCATCGTATTCAGCACCGAAATGCAACGTCAAGGATTCATCGCTTCGAACGTTTGATGGTCGGTTATAGTTTCCTGTCGTTAATGTAGAACCGTCGTCTAAATCGATCCCGTCAACAATCGGTTCACTCACGCGAAAAAACAATAATGGTTCGCCTATTTCAGGCTCCGGCGTGTTTTCCTTGAAATCATTCACAAACCAACCGTATAAAATCGATGACGCGCTATCGTCGTCTAAATCTTTCAATCGTTCATACATCATCTTTTCGAACGGTAACGTGACTTCGAATTTTCCACCATCAAATAAAAACGACGAATCGTCGCCTGTCAAATCTTTTGTATCTAATTCCTCGCAACCGAAATCGTCACGAAATATTTCATTGTGTTTTTTCGCAAGAAATGTTTTTGGATCAGGATATTTAAACGCTAAATACCCATAAGGATTCACGCGTTCAACAGACGACGTCGAAGGGTCAACGTATTTCGTGATGTCTATCAATCGACCTCGTGACATGTAATCTTGATAATAATCGAATGCGATTTCCTGCGTATCGCTCAAATTATTTATTGCGCGTCCATACCCTGCGATGTTGAATGTTCGAAACATACCTTGAATGAAATCGATGACCTTCATTTTCGGTAACGAACGTGATACGACAACCTGTTTAACGGGCGAAACCGAACCTGTAAATTCGATAATATCCGAACCTACTTGAATCCAACCGGGCGGTTCCTCCATGTGTTCGTATTCCCATAATTCCATTTTCAATTCAGGGTCTATCAATGAAATGTTACCGCTGTTTGTTGTTTCGACAACACATTGAACCGTCCAATATTCTGTTGGGTAAGGCCATGTTGGTTCCGCGCCTGACGCTGCACCTAATTCGAATGATACCGAACCCGGTGTATCTGCACTTGCAAATGTCGTTTGAATCGAACCATAAGGCTGCCCGTTTCGTTTGATTTCGACTGTAATACGACAATCGCCTGAACCTGCGAGAATGTCAACTGAAAATACATTGTTATGATATGCCTGTGTGTCGCGTTCGTCAATAATCGATCCTGTCGTGTATTCGTAAATGTCAGAACGAAACACCTCTGAAAAGTCATTATTGTCGTCGATGTATGTCAAATATCCCTTGTCGCGATGCATCCACATGTACATGTCTTCAATAGGCGATGTACCACCGAAATCATCTGCGATTAATTGACCTGCGAAATTCAATCCATAATGTGACGCGATTTCATCAAATATTGTTTTTACTTTTATTGCGGGTTTCAAATCCGTATATGACAATCTATCAGGGTTTGTTAACGACCCAGTGTCTGCAGTGATATCATACAATCCATTTGTCGTCGAATATCGAAATCCGCGTGTATGTGATATGAATGGGTAAATGATTTCACCGTTAATCGTTGTATCGTCAGCCTCGACCATTGTTTGTGTCGCGTCATCATACACTAACGATAATTGTAATCCCGACGTTACCGTTGTCAAATCATACGTATGATTGTATTTGTCGAATCCAGGGAGATCTTCGAGCATATCGTCCCCAAATTTGTCCTTCAATGAGGATAATTCACCAATGAATTGAATTCGATACCTGTCAGGCACCTCGTCTTTCAAATCGACGCCCAACAATTTTATGTACCCTGATTTGAAATCTGCACCATTCAATTTTATGATTGCGTCATGTTTTCGGCGCGCATCAAATCCGTCAATGACATTGAACGAATAATAGTGTTGAAAGATGATATTATTTGTTTTCGATGCAGGCACGGTAAACGATTGTGTAAACGGGGTAAATATCGTCGCTATGTCCTGCGCCTCTTTCAATTTATCGGTCAGCGATATTGTCGCAGATTCGAATAAATCGAGGCGTGTTTCGTTTACGTATATTTGTGCTTCTATCATCTTATTGAATTGATTCTGTCAAATGCGAATTCGAAATCGAATGTATATGATATCATACCGTCTGTACGACGTTTTTTAAATTGTTGCGATTGTGTACGAATGTTAACAGGAAAGGTAATCGTCGAACTGTCAACACCAAACCCTACACCTGCGCTTGATAATTCGTTTTCATTCATCGTTATCCATACCCATTCAGATAATAAAAGTTCCTGGAATTGCGCGTTTGATTGCTCAGGATACCAATTCGATATCGCATTTAAAACCGACCGTCCATTTTTGTGATGTACATTGACCTGATGTCTGTCGGTGTCATACGTTCCATTGTTTAAAATGTTTCGTTTAAATTCACTCGATTGTGTATTCAATGTTTGTTTATACGCACCATAAAACCATAAATCCTCTAATGCCCCGAATCGATTCAAAAATGTTACCTTGATTTGGTCGGGTCGTTCACAAAAATATTTGACATCTATTATATCGTCAGATTTTCCGTTTGAATATTGTAATATAATACGATCTGCAACTTGATATTGATACCCATTATTCGTTACATACACGAATGTATTTGCTGTTTCCTCCTGCGTCGCTAATACGCCTGAATTGTATATTTGAAAACCACCTCGTGCAATGATGTAACGCTCAAGGAAATCCTGAAATACCGGAACCCTAAAAACCTCGTTTTCCGGGACCAAAATATTTTTATTTGTCATCGCGACATAAGGCGATGGGGTAGGGTTATATCCCTCTTCAAAATACCCATATCCTTCGGTGCAAATCGCCGTACCGGATGATGACGCTGTTAATGCAATATCACCGTCGTCTGCGTATGAAACGTCCCATTCTGCCCAACACGTATTTTCCTCATACGTTCCATTGAAATTTATTTCAACATAATCTCGTATGTATTCGCTGATTTCTATTTCTGCGTAACCGTCAAATGCAGTCGCCTTTAATGTGTATTGTGGTGACGCAGGTTTGTCTGTCGTCAACGTCCCGGTATAGATATACAAATCGACATGCATCGATGCTAAATTTGCACGTGTCAGGTTTAAAAAATAGGGCGACCTTAAATATATCCTTGTAGTTGGTAATGCCATTATACTGATTTTACATAAATGCGTACTTCACATGTGAATGAACAAACGGTGGTCGTCAATACATCGCTTGCACCTGTTCTGTCTTCGTAATTGTTTTCCAATTTAAAAAAATCTGCCCATGCTGTGACGGTATTCGTTGCGTCATAATCACCTAATTCTGTTGTTACGTCTGTGACTAATTGTGATACGATATTTGTCATCGTCGTCGATGCAGTCGCATTTTCAACCACTGATTTTGCGATTGTAATTACTTTCGTTCCTACCCATTCTGCGTCTTGAAATTCGACGACTGTAGGACGCGTGTAACCTGATGGTAATTGTGATGCAGGTAGGGAATTTTTTACCCCGTTTAATGTTAATGCCATGTTATATTATGTTATCTAATTTGTATTGTTCTGATTGCGGTGTTTTAAACGTGAATTGTATCATGTCAGTTACGTCTAATGCGTATGCCTCAATGATGTCATCAGGTAGTTTTTTATAATATCGTTCAAATGATTTCGTAAAAAACAAAGAGGGGCGGATCCCTTGTGAGTAAATTTTACGACGTATCAAATATGACAATGATTTGAGACCGTTTTTAGCGTATCGTCCTTTTTTGTCCCGATATCGTATTCCTTTTAATTTTATCCATTGTCGAATCCCCCTATCGAATGCCCCGTCTTCGCCTGTCGAACCTTTGAACGAACCTGTTCCGAATCGATATTTTGTACCTGCGCGTCTTTTGTCTTTTCCTGATACACCTTGATTGTGAAAATCCGCGTATGAATTCGCCTCAAATTCTAAATCGAATGAATTAGGTCCGACATGTAATCGATAATTCAAAGAACGTGACAGGGATCCTGACGCAGATTTTAAATTCTTGCGCGCCTGTTTTATGACATCACGTGCGAATTCTTCTAATGCGTCGTTAACGTGTTTTTTGTCTAACAAATCGTCATGTTTTTAGGCACCTCAATATCGAATGTTATTTCCCACCCTGCAACATCATCTTCGAATCGTTCTTTGAATGGGACCAATGACGGTGATCCGGTTAATGCAAATTGTTCTAATCGTACGTCGCCTCGTCTCATGCGGTCTAAAAAACGCGTTGCAATCGCTAACGTTGTATTCAATACATCGTCGAGGTTGTCTTCGTCCGTTTCCTTATTGTCGTACACGATATCCATTAAATACAATGTAACGCTGACGTTGAACGTTTTATTCATCGTAAATGAATTAATCATAAAATGTCCTAACCCGTACGACGTGTGTTTGTTCATTGCGATTTCATCTAACAATCCATTTGTGACTGTATTGATGCCTTCGTCTTCGAGCAACATCGATGTAAATTTGTCTAAAATATCGTAATATATTGTCATGTTTTGTATTTTCGATTGTTGTATTCCTGTTCGTCGCTTTTAAATGCAAGGAACATTAAACATTTGTGTAATGGTTCTCGAACAACGTTGTCAAGTCGCGTAAATTCCCCTCCAGCAAGTGTAACGAGTTGGTTATATGACGACCATTTTCTGATGAAAACGTCGGGTCGTTCGCCATTTCCGTTTTGATATAATTCGGGATAAGTAACAACAAGTCTGTCGATAAATGAAAAAAAAAGCGCAATGCCGACAATGCGACGTCCATGGGCATCAATTTCATTCGTTCTGCGTACTCATGCGTCCCTTTATAATCCTCAATCATGTATTTATCGCCCTTACGTCCAATGATAGGTCGATACAATACCGCCATACATCGATGTAAATGTTTTCCTTTGTTTTCGTCAGTCGGCAAATAATCTGTGATGTCTTTGTTTTCGCCCCATGTAATCATGTCTAACGAAGGTATGAATCCATAATGCACCCCGTCCATTTTGAATTCACGTATTAAATCAGGCGCATTCAAAAAATCATTACAATGCGCGTGTATGCGCAGAACGTCTGCAGTTTGTAGTTTACTTATGACCGTCGAAGATATGCCGGCTAACGTCAAGAGAACATCGTCCTCTGTTGGTTCATCGATTGATAAAAATTGCTGATATCGATACAATGGTACATCGTGACCTGTTTTCGGTACCTTAATTTTGTAATTCGTCATAATACATCGTTATACAGTAATAACAATCAATGACGTATGTCGTATAAACCAAAAAAAGGGCGCATCGTTAAATGCACCCCTAAAAACAAACAATATTTTTTATGATGTTATTTCATCTGCGATTTGACGTTGCAAATCCTGTAGATCAACTGAATACCAAAATTCACGTCTGTCACCATCGATTTCAATGTCGTCGATGTTAAACGTGTCAGGTGTCATTGGCGTGTCGTATGTTGCACGTTCTCCTTTAATGAATTCCCCATGTACTGTGATTTCAAATCCGTTGTATAATGTTTCGTGTGTCATAATTCGTTTGTATTTCATTTGTAGACAATGATACGGGGTATATTTCAACCCCGCAAGATAAATTAATATTTTTTCACCAATGATTGAAGTGCCTCAATATATTGTTTGTCGTCGATGAATCCCCCGTTGTACAAATCTTTTAAAGATGATATCGAGGTGTTTAAATGCTGAACTGTTCTGTAATCGTTCATGATGTTATGTTTTAGATGATTGATTCGTTTCAATCACATTGCAATAATATGGCGCGTTTTCCGATCCTGCAAGACAAATCGTATTTTTTTTAAAAATTAAATTCGAAATCGATTGTGCCTAAATACGTCCATTGTTTCATTGCTACCTCAGTGTATTCATGAAATGCAAGTTCGTCTTCGTCGTCGTTTCCTAATCGACATCGTGATGCCTCACGCAACATGTCTTTGTATTGTGCGCGTGTAACGATGTATAACGAATCGGCGATGTTTACGATTAATTTATATCGATTGTTTTGTATTGCCATGACTTATTTTTTAATTACCATTGATGTTTTGTCTGAATTGCGATTGATGTATACCGCGCGTTTATTAAATTCTTCGATTTCACGATTCAATCGTTCACGTAATCCTTTTATTAATTTTAATGATTTCGCGTTTTCGGTCATGAAATATTCGACCCTTTGTTCTGTTGTCATTCCTGTAAATTTCATTGTGTGTGTTTTAATGTTATGGGGCAAACTTAAAGATGATTTTTAATCCCTGCAAGATTAATTTATGATTATTCGAATTGTTATTGAACCTAGGACCGTCCCTACAATCGTCGCTGCAAGGTCGTCCATGTCAAATCGATTGCCTTTGATATCATACATGCCGTATAATTCCTTTGTGATTCCTGCGACGGTTCCAGCTGCAATTGATAATATCATTGCCTTATTGTGGTTCCGCGTTATATCGTAAGTAAATGCGTATGTAAAGGATCCTATCACCGCACCTGCATACAAATGCATTTGTTTATCATACGCAATGTCCTGCGCCTGTAATGAAACAGACAACAGGACAATGAATAAAAATTTATACATTATTTTAATGTATGTGGTAGATTTTTTTCAATCGTGTCATTCATTTGACGAACCATATTTTGTTGTCCGCAGGCATAACCTTTTTTGAATATTGACCACAATTGGTCTTGTTCTGCCCAATATGCTGTCCCTTCAATTGTGTCTGACCAATCGAATGATCCGCTGATTGCGTTTTCAGGTACACCGTTGTTTCGTTCCATGAAATCATGAACAGGTGTTGACCATTTGTAATTGTTGTAAGCACGTGCGAATTTATCGACGTTACCTGTTGCGTGTAAAAATTGATAGAATGCTGTCATCGCGTTAAATTTAAATGTTTGATTCGTTTCAAACATGGGACAAACTTAAAGCACGTTTTTCAATCCTGCAAGAAAAAAATAAAAAAAATTTAATTTATCTTACCAAACACAGATTCGCTTTTGCAAATGCGCGTTCTAATAATGATTGTTGACGTTGTGTCGTCGGGGGATTTATACGTACAGTAACACCTTTTTTTTGTTCGATGTATGCCTCAATAATTCGTAATTTCGTTTCGTTGTCCATTTAATAGATATGATATTCGCCCCTGTTTCCATGACCGATTGTTTCCATTGTAACATATCGCATCGCATCGATACAATCGTTAAATGCGTCGATAGGTTTGTTAATCATTGAACCGTCTTTGTCTTTTCTGAATGTATAATTTTGAAGGTTTTGGATCAGATTTTTAGAACGTGATGTCACGAATATTTTGTTTTGATTGATTAAATTCAATCCGTACATTATTGAATCCTGTCCTTTTCTTGCCCCTATTACATTATGACCTGACATTTGTAATTCCTTGATTGATTTCGGTTCCGCTGAATCAGCATAAATGTAATCGTTTATTTGATTCGCCTTTAGGAAATCTGATATGTCATTATTTGTCATTCGTGTTTTGCATAACAATTCATCGTAAATATACGTGTCGTCGAGTTTGTACATTGCAATGATTGTCGTCGGATCATTCGAATACCCGAAATCCATTCCGTACCCTAACAATCGTGCGTCTTCATCAATCGTATTGACCTCGCCCCATTCAGGTATGCATGCACCGTCCAAGGATCCTATTTCACCAAGCCCGAAAACTGTCCACCAATTTTTCCAATATGCACTCGTTTTGTGTTGTGCAGATTCGATTTCGTCAATGATTGTTTGTGCTAATGCCTCGTTATCTTTGTATGTCAATTTTAATAATTCTGCATCTTTGGATTGCAGCACGTCGTTATGCGCCCAGAATCGTGATGTAGGGTTGAAATCCAACCAAATGTCGCCTGACGTACGTGTCGCTAATTGTACGTATGCATCATGAGGTATGTTATTCGCCTCGTTTATGTATAATATGTTTCGTCGCGCTCCCCTTAATTTATCAGGTTGGTCGACCGAGAAGAATTCAATAAATGATCCGGACGCGAATGTATATTTCAATGTCGATTTGTTCATGTGTGCATCGATGTATCGATTCGTCGTCATCATAATATGCATAAAATCCTTCAATGCACCCCGTCGTAGATGAGGTACAGATTCTGCAACAATTGAAATTTCGAGGTATTTCTTTTTGATTGCTTGGTCAATTAACAGCGCAATAATTCCGAATGTTTTCCCTGCAGATGTACTGCCTTGAATTACACGTTTTCGTTTGCGTAATTTACTCAATTTTCGAATCGCAGTTGTGACTGTTAACATAGGGTGATTGTTTTATCCGGTCGGTGTGGAAATGACAGATTTAAACACGAATTTTCGATTGCTCGCAGATCTCAACGTTTTGATATGCTTATATGAATCGTAAAATATCTCGTGGTAAATCGCATGCTTTAGGTGTCCTCTCGTGTTATAGTTCAAATAACGGTTGCTCCGCGTTTAATGTGATGTCTTTCGTTTCGCGAGGTTTACCGTACATGTAATTGAAATATAATTGTATCGCCCATCTCTCACCATTATCAATCGCCGCCTTCAATTTTCGATGTACCCCATTCTCATAAGGCGACAATCGTTCCTTTAATTTTTGTTCGTCAGCCTTTGATTTGCGCCCTGCACGAGGTCGTTTACCACCACGTTTTGATTTTTTTATTTCATTGTCTAATTCAGTACTGTCCATTGTTAGGTTCTATAATGATTATTCAAAGTTATAACAATTTGAACCATAAAATGTATCATCGTTTGAATTATTTTTGTCTTCGATTAAAGACGAGGATTAAGAAACACAGTAAAAATATTGTTTGACATACTTGTGTAGCGATGTATATTGTTTCATTCATCGTCGTCTATTTTACAATCGTCGCATTGTTTTTCACATTTGTTTAAATGTAATACGATGTGACTATATCGCGCGTATGTTTCGCAAAAATGATTCGGTTGTTCTTTCATGCTTTAAATCTAGATTTTAGTTCTACTTTCAATTCTGCAATCTGCCCCTTCGCCATCATTAATTCACGGTGCAATGATTGTTTTTCTTTATTGATTGCCTCGATTTTATACGACATTTCCTTCTGACGTATTTTTGAATCGATTAATTTTTTTAATATGTATTCGAATTTTTTCATTAGTCTCGATTATTTAGTAATAGGGTTCCTAATTGTTCGTCAATCTTTTTAATCGTTCGGTATAATTGATTTGAACGTAATTTAGCGACAGATCTTTCTTTTTTCGTCGAATCACTGCCCATGTTCATTTGACACTCAGCATCGATTTGTAACAACAAATCTATTTTTTGTTTGTCTGTCAATTTTGAATAATATATTTTATCTATGTTTTCGTAGATTGCTTTCATGTATGCTTATTTTGTTTAAATGATACGTATTTGTATTAGAATAATGATATTTGATTCTGCGCGACATCGCGATATACCTCGGTCTTGAATTTAATTATCGACGTGTCATCATCTGAGGGTGGTCCTATGTATTTGTATGTTTTCGTGACTGCCTGTCGATATCCAAGGATCCCTTTTGCGTCGCCCTCACGCTGATTTTCGAACCATTCTGTGTCATGCACACGCGATTCATCGACTGATGTCGTCAATTTCCATTTATCAGGATATTTATCGTATCGCGCCCATAATAATGTATTAGATGTTTTGACGTAAACATTGTATCCTTCGGTTGCGTATAATTGCACGATGTAATCATTCAATCGCGGACCTATACCTAATCCCTGATAGTCAGGCAATGTAACAAGTCGTGACATTCGTCGTCCGTTTTTAATGTTTCCATGAGGGAAAGGTAACGTCGCTGAAAATGCAACAGGTTTATCGTTCCATAACGCGAGGAAACACACCGCTGATTTGTTCAAATCATGCGTCAAATAATGATACTGTTTGAATAAGGACCAAGTTTCATATCTGCAACGAACGATCTGTAATGTAATTGGCGGTCGTTGCCGAAGACGTGTCGCTCTGTCGAGACGACCTTTCATAGGTGAATATGTCCAATCAGGGCGCAACCATTCCATGATATCGAAATGACATGACGCGAGTATAATTTTTTTATTTTCACGTCGTATGTATTTTTGTAATGCGTTTGACATTGCCTTTGCGACATCGCGGTCTACGACTGATGTGTATTCATCAATTAATATCGTTTCGCCCGGTTTTGCCTTCCCTACCTTATAGGCTAACATTGCCCGATATTGTTCACCGTTCGATAACGTATGAAATGGGCGCAACCAACAAGGGACGGATGATAAACCCATTGAGGATAATAATTTACATGCAGCGTCGGGCGTCAACCAATCGAAATTCGATACCAATGCCTTCTGCGGATCAAACGTTGCGTCTGCGAGTTCGCCCATCGTTTTTAAAATTGATGTTTTACCTGAACCTGAACCACCGAAAATTACCCCGATGTTCCAATCAAACGTTTTGATTCCTGTTAAATTGTTTTCGATTTCTGTAATCGTTTCCTCTTTGTTTTGAATGTCATACGCAGTGTAAATGTGTTGCGTATAATCGTCGTTCGGGATTTTTGAAATGTGTCTAATTTGTGCCATGATGTTTGTCGTAATAATATTGATAAAAAATTTCTATTTGTCCGTAAATGTCTTTAATTTTATATTCGACAGGTGTACGATGTTTTGTTCCCTTATAATTGATTTCAATAGGCATCGATTGTTTTCCCGTCGCAATTGGATAAATCGTGATTTCATTTTTCACGCACCATTGAAATGCTTTAACGTTATTCATACATGAATAGGGTAATGATGTTCAATATGAGAACTGCGACGGTAATCGATCCTATGATGTAATATGATTTAATTAATATCAAATGTGTTTTCATTCGCGTGTGTTTTCAAGTTCATTAATCGTGTCATTCAATTGACTTAACATTGTTTCCAAATAATTAATTAATTCATCAACTGTCTCTGCGTTTGTGTATGCGCCCCTCCTACAATTTTTGATTTCATAATTCAATTTGTTTGCGTTGTCAAGGAATTCAGGCATACATGTATCATTGAAATCCTCCTCGTTCCAACCGTCGTTGTTTATAAATCTTTGTTCCATGTTATTCGTTTATTGTTATGTAAGTTGACCGTTCACATTGTCCTATGAAAGGTATGTCTACGATTTCAATTTGTTCGTGTGTCGCGTCGATGTCGAATTTCGATTTTAGTTTTGCGCGTCGTTCGTCTGTTAATTTGATTGTTTTCATGTGTGTGTTTTTAATTGTTATTAATGTTTACCAAACCTCCATTCCGCATCTTGCCATTTCATTAGACCATTTTACTAAAATTTGTTGTTTTTTTTGATAAAACAAATTACTAAACCCATTTCCGTAACCGTAGTCTAAACAGGTTTCAGATGCGTTTTTTCTCAATTCTTTCAATTCAAGTTTAAATTGAGCAATTTTTGTTTTCGCTTCATCATCTAATAAATGTAATTCAGATTTTTTGTATTTCGTTTTCGCTAAAGTTTCAGTTCTCATTGTGTGTGTTTTTAATTATGAGACAATGATACGGTGACATTTTTAATACTGCAAGACATTTTTTAATTATTTTATTTTATGAGTGGGTTTTTTGAATCGAATAATCGTAGCGATCCTTTCATCGATTTCGTCACGTGATTGTTTGTCAAGGGATTTCCACTCAAAATACCACGAAGGCATTTGTTGAGGTTTTTTCAATTCATCGTTCAATGCGTGAATCATTTTTAATAATGTTTTACGTGATAAATCTTTTAACGGTAATCCCTCGTAATATGTATCATATAATTTTTTGTAACGCTCGTCTTCGAATACCCAATCTTTCAATGATAAATTATGAATCACAGTCGCATGCGTCCTGTTAATCATTTCGCCTATCATTTCGAAAGTTGCCCCTGTTTCCTGTCGTGCAAGAATGCAAAAAATCGCGCGTGATTTTACATGTTCGTTGTCGCGACATCGTGATGCAATATCTGTCGCGGTTGATTCGTTAACGAATTTGAAAATTGATTTCAATCGTCTGTGTTCTTCTAATCGTTTATAATGTTTCATTTTGTTCAAATGTTAATGTGAAATCCTCTTTTGCTTGTAATACGCCTTGACATGCCTCATATTTTTCTTGTATTTCGTAACGTTTTATTATTTCGTCGCAATGTTCAACCGTCATTCGTTGTTCATGCAAATTTTTTAATGTCATGTAATAATACAATCGTGCTGTAGGCGATATCATGCGTTTAATTTTAATAACCAATATTGTTGAATGAATCTCTCGCGCGCCTTTGATTTGTATATCGTTTTGAATAAGGAATATACAATTCTCATTTGCGTGTAAAGGGAATCGTCCTTATGCATGTTTTTTCGAACCCAAGCGGCTCCATATCCCTTTAAATAATTTACGTTGTCGCCTGAATCCCCTGTTATCATTTGCGACCAAAAATTGAATCGCGCCGTTTTTTCATCAATTACGTGATATTCCTTCCTGTAATAATTGTATATCGTCCCTTCGCATTGCAAATAATCCTTATCAATCGAACAAATGATTGTATTTTCGTGCCCGTATTCCTTTTGTAATTTTACAACAAGGTCGTCTGTTTCGATTCCTTGTTGCGACAATATCGAATATTCTTTTTTCATGTATTGTTGCAATTCGTCGAGGTAATCGGGTTTTTCTGATTTGCGATTGCCCTTGTAATTCGGATCAATTTTATACCTGAAATTATGTCTGCATAACCCTAAAAAATATACGTGGTCGATTTCGTTATGTTCCTCGATTTCATTTACGATTGATTGAATTTGTTCGTCAAATTTATGACATGCGCCCTCGAAATCCTCTACGTCGTAACATGATGTATAAAAAATCGAATCGACATCGAATAATACTATTTTACCCATTTGTGTATGATTTTAATTTCATAATTTGTTTGTTTTTGTCGTCTAACATTTGCGCGTATTGTCGTTTCATGTCATCGACCTGTAATTCCATTAATTTTTCATAATGAAACATCACATCAAAACAATGGATAACCTTTTTCAGATCTACGTTATTCGGGGATTTATCTTTCCATGCCTTCAATATTTCAAAGGCAGTTGTTTGCGTCGTGAACAATTTCAATTTGTCTAGATTATCCATGTTTTGTTTTTTGCAAATCTACTCAATCGATTCCAATCCTGCAAATTTATTTTTCAAATAATCTGTGTAAACCTTATTTGATACAGGAAAATTTGTTTCGCATGAATCACATTCCATCATTCGTTGAATCGTCCCTCGTGCTGTAAAATCTGTTTTCAAAAATGATACATCATCTGAGGCACACGTTGGGCAGCCCATTTTATGACCGTTTAAATGCATTCCTGCGTGTGTATTAGGCGTGACGTATGATTGCATCGCATGAAATACATCTTCGAGTAAAATAACGTCTTTTTCACAATACGCGACCATTTCTTTCAATGCATCGTTACAACCTAACATAACGTCTTTCCATAATTGATATCCGCTGTGTTTCAATTTCGCGCCAATCCCTAAAAATTGTGCGATATAATCCAATCGATTTGAATTGAAATTAAAGGATCCTCTCGCCTTTTTTAATGTATCAAATGTACGATATTTAGGAAACATCGAAATGCGATGAAATAAACATCGAGTCCGTATCCATTTCAAATCGAATCTATCCCCGTTATGCCCCACTAATTCATCGGCTTGACGTGCAACCTTCATAAACTTTGTTAACAATTTCTTGTCACATTGTTTTTTACCCCAATGCAATGTATGAACCTCATTTGAATGTTCCCATTTATATGATATGCAAATGATTTGTCGTTCCTTTATAATTGATTCGGTCGATATTTGTAATTTATATCCTGCGCGCCAAAAATAACCTATATTCGGGGAAGTTTCGATGTCAAAAAATAATCGTTTCGGATTGACATGTCGTTTCGTTCGAATGTTTAATACCTTCAACCAATCGTCGTATTTTATTGTGTAACGTGTGTTAGGTTTTCCCGGATCAGGTTTGCGCGGTTCAATGCCTAACATTTGCGCCTCGTAATCGTACAATCGTTTTCGTGTTTTCATTATGAGTTGTATTTGTTAAAATATTGTTTCAATTTATTTATACGCGTCCTGAAAGAACACGTCGTGCATGATGACGTTACATTGAATACTCGTTGGTATATTTGCATGAATCGTTCACCGATTTCACGTGATACGACAGTTTTCCCTTCAATTAATGGAAAATATTTCTCACAATATTCGTATTCATCTTGTGTGAAACAATTCGCACCTCGAAAATGACGGTCGAGTCTGATTGCGCGTTTGTCACAACCACAATCCTCCCCTGCAACCCATTTAACAAGTTTTTCAATTCCTAACGTTTTTGCCAACGTTCCGACTGTCTTTGAAGGTTTACTATAGTTATCCTTGAATCGTTCAAAGGAATCGTTCCTCTCGTTTCCTTTTATGTCCTTTGATTCATTTGATACGATTGTTGCGTCAACTTTGATTTCATTGACTTCGTCTTTCGTTAATGTTCGTTCAATGATTGTCTTTTTTTGACGTGTTTTCGTCGGGCGTTTTGTTTTTGCCTTTTTTATTCCTGATTTTTTTTCCATTTTGTTTCGAATTTTTTATTTGATTTGATTAAATGTTTGATTTTTTTCATGTCCCCGTAAATCGTCATAAACGATATTGTTGTGTCACGCGCCATTTGTCGATATGAGGGCGCATCAGGGGACGTGTAAATGTCGTACACCTTTTCATAATACCAATGTTCGTTTCGTAATGTTTCGCGAATTTCATTTGACAATTCCTCGAATTCGATTTTTTGTTCTGTCGTGCGCCCCTCTAATATAATGTCATCACGCGTAACGTTTGTTTCGTCGATGTCGACTTTTTGTACACGTGATTTTTTTACGTTATAATTTACGCATGCGTTACGTAAACAAATGTAAATGAAACCTACATATAATTTACCGTCACGAAATGCCTTGTCAATTGAATTCGTTCGTACTAACGTCATATACATTTCTTGAACAATGTCTTCGGCATAATACCCCACCCCAAACCCTTCGACCGTTCGAACCCATTTATCATGATGTGACGCGATTTCGGTTAATTTGTCTTTTCCCATTGCGTCGATATTGTTAAAAAGGGTAATATTACTTGAAACATTTTATGCGTGTCCGATGTGTCATAATAAACGACAAAACCGAAACATTTTTTGAATTCAAATAACATCAATACGTCTTGATAGAACATGAAACGTGTGACGACGAAAGCGACGTATAAACACGCGAGTAAAATAATAACTGATAGTATCATATTTAATTATATTGGGTGTTGAATTATTGTAGGTAAACCGCTATTATCAATCTCGAATTCAAAATCTTCAAATGCAAAATTACGTGTACGTTTACATGTCACGCTTGCTAATGAACCATCGAATGTTAAATTGATTTGCGCCTCACATTTTTTTTCGATTGCCGATCCTAAATGTCCTGTAGGTTTATCTGATCCGTAATTCGTATGTATGACTGTGATAATTGTCATATCATATTTCTCAGACCATTTCATTAATTTTTGGATCATTTTATTACATTCCTTCAAATCGTTTACATCGTTCACTAAATCAGCGATTCCGTCGATTATAAGAAATTTAACCTCATGATTCGCTAAATACCAATCTATGAATTGTGTCCGTTCACGCGGTGCGTAAGGTCGTAATGCGAATGTTAAATAATTGTCTGTATTGATTTCTGACATTCTGCAAGGTCGTTGAAATGTTTTTAACGCATGAAATGTTCCCTGTTCGGTATCGACATGCATCAATTTTCCTTGATAATTCCCCTTCAATTTTCCTGTGTATTTATTACCGCCCGATAAATAGGCGGACGATATCAAAGATATAAAAAAGGTTTTCATTGATTTGGGCGGTGCCTGAACGAATACAATATTCCCAAATGTTGAAATAGGTATGTCGTATTTGACGCCTCGAAATTCCTTTTCGCCCATTGAAATTGACGAAGGCGGATACGCGATTTCCTCATTAGGATTCACGTACCCATTTTCAAGAATATATTCACATAATATTTTGTCTTCGTCCGTCATATTAGAAAGGCAAATCTGTATCTTCGTCCATCGGTTCGTTTGTCCCTAGATTTGATTCATCTAATGTTTCAATTCGCCACCCCTGAATTGAATTAAAATATCGCGTCACATCGTCTTTCGTGTATTCACGACCACGAATATTAATACTTACTATGACGTTATCGCCCACCTTGAATGAAGATAATTTGTCACAATTATTTTGCGTAAATTCAATTAATATCGTTTGAGGGTATTGGTCGTCTGTTACGATTACTAATTCACGTTTTCTGAATGTGTCATTCACAGGGATATCTTCCCCGATTTTTTTGATTTTTCCTGATAGTTGCATTTTATTTATTTTGTTTAATTAATGATTCAATTTGATGTAATGTTAATTCTGACTGCGTATCGAGTTGTCGATAAGGATCGAATCCTACGTATTTTCCACGCGTCGTTAAACGATAAAAAAAGAAATGATTCAACGATGAATTGAAATACCCTCGAATACGTCTTCGTTTGATTGCGCGTGATATTGATTTGAATTTTTTCATGATTTCTTTTTGAATGATTCGGCTTCGTCTTCGCCAAAGAATCCCTCAGCGTACAATCCTGTTAATTTCAAAACGACGCGTGACATTGCACGCTTTTCGGCCATTTCAGCGATGTACAATGTCGTGCATGTACCTGTGTCCATCCATTTAAACGTTCCATCGCCCTTGTCGACCTTTTCTTTGTGACCGTATAACGCGGACCCGAATGTTTCGATTTTAATTTCAGGTGTCGAACGAATGAAACCTGTCGCCTTTATGACTGCGAATGTTTGATGTATTTCGATGATCTCATATTTGATTTCAATATTCATTTTCGACTGTATTTTTTCAATCCCACCACGTGATATGATTGTGTAATGGGCATGTTTGAAAACGTCGTTTTCGTTCAGATCGTATTTTTTGTATAATTTAATTAATTCATCTCGATTCATGTCGTATGTGTATTTGATTTATAATATGTTTCATGTAATACTACACGTTTGTAATCGTCAGGACATTCGTCCATGCATAATTCAAAAATGTAACATTTAAGTTCGTCGTTTTGCTCGCGTAATTCTCGATTTGCATCTTCTAACGCTTTGATTCGTTGATTAAAAAAATCTGTTACTGTCATTGTTTTGTAATTTGTTGCAACTTACATTAATGAAATGAATCTTGCAAATTTATTTTCGCTTTTTTTTGTCGTGTACTAATTTCGATTTACCGCAATTGAAACATTTGACATTGTCAGTCGTGTAAAAATATTGCCATTCGTGTCCTCCGTCGTCCTCGCATTGTTTTTGACGTAATGACGTTTCATCATAATGCCCATCGTTTAACGTCAAAGGTTCGTCCCACCACCCTGTAATAGGGTTTAACATTGTGTCCCAAAATGATTGTTCGTCCATATTTAATTTCATGTCTTTTGTGCGTCCCATAATTATATGTTATTAGTGTAAATTGATAAATCGTTTGCTCGCATTTGCGCCCTTTTGATTGTGATGTATCGAACGAAATTTTCTGACGTTTTCATCCAATATGTCAATCCTTCATCAGTTTTTCGCCATTCGAATGCGTAACTCACCGCTGCGTCGTTTTCCCCGTAAGTCGTCATAAATGAATTGATTGTTCGTTTACAATCGTTTAACGACCTTGCGATTTCGTAATTTTTGACAAATTTGTCATAGGATCCTGTTGTGCGTAAAAAATGTTCTAATGTTGTCATTGTGTTAAATTTTAAGCGGGGACGAATCCCCGCGATTGATTTATTTTTTAATGAATTTTACGTGTTTTTCAATTACGCGTTTTCGTGCGTTTAAAAATGCGATGTCCTGTGCGTCGCTGAATTCGATTTCACCATTCAATGAATCGCAATAATATGTATCGCGTAATACCGTATAATCACCGTTTTCTAAATCATATAATACAAGTGATATTTTACGTCGTCGTTCGTTTACGACATATTCAAGACATGCGTTGTCTTCGTTCCAACCGTTCGCTTTCAATGAAGGCGTTAATTCAACCTTAAGGTGTATGTTCCCTAAAAAATCTTCAGTTGTCAATGTTCGTCGTGTGTTTGTTTGTGTTGTCATGATTTTGTTTTTTATGTTTGTTTATTTGTTTGTTAAGACAATGATACGGCGCGTTTTCCGATCCTGCAAGATTTTTTTTATTTTTTTAATAATTTTAAAATCATCTGCGCCTTCGATTTGTTCGTTGTCGTAAAATACGCAGTCTGAGTAGTGAATGACCATAATACGTAATCACCGTATTTTGTTTCGTTTGTCAATTCGATGCTGTCACATGACGCGCCGTCCTTTTCGATTGATGTTTTGATTTCGTTTACTATTTGATAAAGTTTCATTTTGTTTGTTTTAATGTTTGTTGAGACAATATTACGGTGCGTTTCTCAATCCCGCAAGAAAAAAGATTTTTTTATAAAGATTTTTTATAAAGGTTTTTTGCATCGTTGAATCCCTCTTCCCAACATTCGATATTCAGGTCGTGTGCGATTAATGATATTTCGATGTTTTGTTCATGTGACAAATCCATTGCATTTAATTTGTCGTAAAATTTTTGTAAAGGTGTGCGTGTTTTCATGATTATTTGTTTAAAATTTGTATTGCCTTTTCGTAGTCGAATTGTTCTTTCAAAAGATTGATTTCATCTTCATCTAATTTGATGTCGCCTTGAATGTATTCAATTTCATGTATTTTTGTTTCGTATGTAACGATGAATATAGAATCGTTAATTTCAATTGCTGCGTGTCTCATTATTTTTTTGATATTAAAGTGAATGATTGTTCGTTTTCGTCGTATGTGTTTTTCAATGGAAACAATGTAGGGTCAGTACAACGGATCAATTCACCGTTAACATTGATATAAGGTTCAGTTGATGCGTCGAAACAGATTGAACGTAATACGTTAAGAAAATTGTGTTTACCTGTTACTGTGCAGAATTCATATTCAACACCGTCGATTAATATTGAATCGTTGTACGTGATTGTCGTGTTTTGTGGGCCTTGTGTTTTCATTGTTTGTGTTTTAATTACCAGACAATGATACGGCGCGTTTTCTTACCCTGCAAGAAAAATTTTAATTTTTTTTTATTTTTTTTTCAGCAACGATTTATGTTCAGAAATTAATGCGTCCAGCATCGTTTGCTTTTCATCATCCGACCATTTTGCAATCTGATGCGCATTATAAGATAGTTTGTCGAGGAAATCGCGTCCTAAACGTTGCTCGAGGTAGTAGGTGAAGTCAGTAGGCGTTTGATGTGCAGAAAATTTCGAGGAATATACATGATGACCTGGGCAAAGTGATATCCCGTTATCAGGATCCCACCGCACAGATTTATTTGCACGACTAAAGATATGATGTGCGTGTACCTGTTTTTGTGAAAATGTACAGTTTTCGATTTGACATTTATTATTCGCCCGTTCACGAACGACTAACGACCAATATTTGTCTAATTTACCGTCAATACCTTTCGCCTTTTTCATATTAGTATAACAGGTCAAAAACAAAATTGTAAATAAATTGTCATATCTATGCTTTGATTTATGTCGCGGACATATTATCATTGCCTTGTAGAACGTCGGTCAACGGTGGGTTCTACATAATACAAATCGCGTACCATGGGGAATTAGCAAACGCGAAAGGTCAACCTTAATTCAAACGACCGCTAAAACTTGTTTACGCAAGTGGAATTGAATAATTGATGAATCGTAAAATTACATCAATCCCTATTTACGAATCGCATTGATGACGAGAATAAATAAGGTCGGTAGCTAGGGCTACCTATACCCAATACCGAAAACGCTTGACTCATAGAATTAATAAATTATAAATATAAAAGATGAAATTAATAGACAAGTTAAAGAAAGAAGATCATAGAAAAATATTATTGCAACAGGCATCAAAAGCGACATTGTTTGAATTACAACATTCTAAGTATGCGATGAATTTATCTATAAATGCATGTTTTGAAATATCTAATCTTGTGATTCATTCTACACCTGTTAGATTGAAGTGGGTTTATAATTTGTTCAATGATTAAAATATTATTTTGGGTTTGGACAGTATCAATGATTTGTATGTTAATTTACATTTACAAACTATTGAGCGATAAAAAAAAATAAAATTTGTGTTTGTTATTTATTTCTTCTAGTGTTTGTTTTCTAATGAAAAAACCGCGTCAATTACGATGCGGTTTTTTTTATAAAAAATGACGAAATCGGCTTCACGAATTTGCGATTCCTTTGAGATCTTTTTATTTGAATATACCAATACCCGGCAAGATGGATCGTTTGGTAAATCGCAGTAAAATAATGATAGCGACAATGATTAAAATCCACCACCAACCACCTAGAAATTGACGTTTTTCGACATTTGATGTCCGTTTTTTCGTGTCAATTTTTGTAATAATCTCTTTTTTCACGCCTGCAGAATCCGACGTTTTGACCTGTTTTATTTCGTCGATTCGCGATTCGCGATTTGTAAATTTTATAGATTTTGCGCCTGTGATTATTGTCACATTTTCAATTTCTGTTTTCGTGACAATGCCTGAGGAATCAGGTATTATTTCTATGATTTTGTCCTTAATATCTGATTTTGTAATTCGTATTGAATCTACCTTTTTGATTGATGTCGAGTCAACATTTTCAACAATCGTCGTTTTTTCGTTTGTTCGTTCTGTGACCTTTTTTTTAGAACCACAGCCTATTAATGTCAAAACGATTATTGCGTAAATTAATTTATTTATCATTTTTATATCCTAGATTTGAAACAGTTTTTGCATTGTGTAATTTACCGTCTTCGTAATACATACCCTTATTTGATTGTATTAAATCGCGTCCCTTTCGTCCTGCGACAATCGTCGTAAATGCAGTTGCAAATATCATCGTTACTGTCGTGTCTGTGAATTGATAAATACCGCAACACAATAAACCACCCACAATTAATACCTGAACAGATGTCGATTTTAAGGCCTTCATAATTTTGCTTGGAAATGCATCCAATCGTAATTTTTTAATCGACCTAATGAATCGAATCCATGTTCGTCGAATATTTCTATCATTCGTTCATAATCGGGCGTAGCGAATAACGCGCGCGTATCGTCCCATTTCAATTGATTCATCTCAGGGTGCAAATCGATTGCGATACCCCAAGAATGAAGGGACAATTTAGAACCGCCCCTCATTTTTCTGTAATTGTAACACCCACCAAATATATCAATACCTAATTCCTCTAAACCTGCGCGTCCGTAATAATTTTGTAATGCGATAAATGTATTATCGAATGATTGTTTCAATAATTTATGACATCTCATCTTATTGACGCGTGTCGATAAATCCCATGCAAGGCGCATAGGGTAAGGTAACGACATCGTTACGAGGTTTGATTCACCGGGCTGCCCGAATGTGTCAATTATGTTTTGCATTACGCAGGAAGGTTATCGTATTCGAATTTTTCCTCTAACGTTGTTCGTGCGATGTATTCAAATGCATTCAAACACTCGTCTGTTGCAAATGTTTCCCATTGTGCTTGTGTCGCATTTCCTACTTGTGCCCATGTTACATTTGTTCGTCCAAGGATCGCTACAAATATTCGTCGTAATTGAAACAATAAATTTTCATCACCTGTTAACATTCGAAATGATACACCTCGTAATTTGTCTTGATATGATTGTGCAGGGTCGTTTTCAATGATTGTTTTTTCATTATCGATAAATGTCATTGCTGTATTCACACCTGTCTGTAATAATAATGATAGTAAATCTGTTTCAGGTGGGTTTGGTGATCCGCCTATGATTTGTAATTGTTGTGTTACTGTTAACATATTTTAATTTTTAAATTGATTTATATTGCGTCGTATTCGATTAATGAAAATCGTGCTGAAATTTCGGTTGATGCCTTGTCTGTCGTCGCCTCTAACCAAAATGCTGATTGTTCCCCAAGAACAAAAGGCATGTCAGGTGAAAGTTCGATATTGTTTGTTACTTTTGTGTCCATTGAAATTCTGAAAACCTCATATTTTGCATTTGAAACCGCGCTGTAAACCCACGCCTTGACAGTTATTACGGGTTCAGTACCTGCAGAAATTTTCAATGCATTTACTGTCAACCAATTGAATAACCCTGTCGAGCCTGCATTTGTAAAAAATATACATTGTTGCGATGTTCCTTCGCCTATTTCCATTCGCGTTTGTATTGACGCGTCAGTGGTTGCTGTACCTGTGATTTGTCCCTCGTTTATCAATGATGTACCTGACCGAAATATTGCAATTCGATTAATACCTAACCATTGTGATGTCGTCACAACTGGGGTTACACCTGTCAAGAAAACGACCTCGATTTGATTGTCACGATTTTCATCGACACCGTACACAACTAACCCATGACAACCTGTTCCACCGTTTGTGTCATTCCCTGACGTTGAAACAAATGACAATGTAGATGCGGTCAACAATGGTGTAAATGTCCCACCGAATGATGCGACAACCTCAGTCCCGGGTCCGAATGATGAATTATACCCGAATTTGTTCCATAATGTTTCACCTGTGCGTCGTCCTAATGCAACCTCATGATGGTGGTCGGGTTCCTCGAGTATTTGTGCAATTCTTTGTTGCCATGACCCATTTAATGTTGTAGCGTCCATTTTTTATGTGTTTAGGATTCGATATCCCGGTGGTTCTTTTATTTTTAATGTCCTAATATCACTGAACATAGTTAATGCGTAGTAATTGAAAGGATTTGTTTTCCGATAAAGAACAACAGCGAAATCAGACTAGCGCCGACCATTCCCCATACAGTTGCCTTGCCTCTGTAAACTTTCTCACGTGTCAAAATTTCCGATAATGTTTTATCGATTGAATTTAATTTCGATATGAATCCTTGTGTATTTGTCGTAGAATCATCTTCTAACAGAAATAATACACGATTCAATTTATGATTCGTTTGTGCGAGTTGTTCTTTTACTATTTCTAGTTCCTGTTTCGTCGTCATTTTTTAATATGTATTTTTTCAGTTTTTTAATGTTTATAGGTTTAACATTTTTTCTCATAATACCCAATTTGTGAAATTCGTGTCTTTT